GTGTTCCAGTATATTTCGTTTTTCGTAATATCCACCTATGTCTTACCGGACTAGTAGGAGATGTTACACCCATAACTCCCCAATTACCATGCATTGGACCATGCATAATAACACTAGGAGCTTTAATTGAAGGATAGTATCTAGTTGCCATTTGCTTGAATTGACTGGGCTTTAATTACACCCTTTAGTCTTACAAAATTAACAGATGGAGGTTTTCCATCTGAATACTCCTGACCACCTTCTTCTGAATTCATATTGTATCCTTTTCAGCGACGGCCCCGAGGACCAGTTTATTCGTCTCAATCAGAGCGATACATGACATTTTCACGTCAAATATCCACTTAGCCCATCGGATGTTCTTCGCATCCATTCCATCAGCATAGTTTGCATGAAGCATAATGTGCTGATTCGGTGGAGGAAGAGTAATCCAAACTTTCTTACTTAATGAATCATTGACTACTTGCATGAAGTGGAAGTTATTTCGATCCAAGGAAAGCCAAAAATCCTCGATTTTCCATGACATCTCTGGTCTAGCATACACGCCATTGAATAACATGACACCAGACCAATCAGTTATCAGAAGAAAATCGACATTCACTCCCCCAGTATCAAGAACCGTAGCAATGCCATGCACCGGAGCGCCAACACCTTGATCCAAGACTTCTTCTTGCCACGAGGAAGGTTCGTCACCATTATCTGCATATGAAAACGTCCTACTTGACTTGAATAGATACAGGACGTCTCTAAATTCTTGCACATTGGTGAGAGGATTTCCATCAAGTGGCGCGATAATCAATCCATCAATCTTACTAATTGACTCTGGTTCTCCAGGAAATGAAACACGAGCAATGGATCGATTGTCTGTAATTCCAACTGGTAAATCCTTTAATGTCTCAGTTGTGCCATATTCACCTACTCCCACCAGTCTGGAATGATAGGTATTGAGATTTACACATGATGGGATTTCACTGAAGTTATCAATCAGATGACTTGCATCACTCAGAAGATCAGCATCGAAGAATTCGACTGTTTTAGTTGTATCAGTATTATTTTCAATATTCCCACCCGGAATGAAGAAGAATTGATATCCTTTCTGATCTCCATTGTATTCAGGGATTCCCTTAGTTGAAACTAGATGTCTCTTCTTTACATACGCATTCGCTGACACGGGGATGTTACTCACATCAATCTTATGAGTTCCATCGAATTCCAAATTTGCGAATATTTCAGGTCCAAGTGCCGTCAGATAGCCTGTATCAGTTTCATAGACTACTGCGATCAAATGAATGAATATATCAGTCAGTCCAGCTGCACCTAAATTGGCTATTAATGCAGTTCCAGTAGGAGGAGGTCCAGCAGCTTTCCTAGCAGGAGTTCCATCCCCTTTGTAAACATAGAGGAATTCGTTTTGAATTCCAAGTTGGCGATTTACACCGAATGGATTGACGTATGTCTTAAAGGGAGTAATGTATGCGCGTCCGCTAATTGCAACGAATCCGAAGTCTTCCATCGCTGCAATGGTCAGAATCGGTCCATGCATTATACTCGGACTCACCACATGATAGATTTTACCTCCTTCAGTTAGAACTAGTAGAGTCTGACCAGTTTGCATCACATAGTTGTAAATCCGTAGAATTCTACCCAACGGAACCGTTAGAGTCTGATATTTATCTAACGCATCTCTGGTTTCAACACCTGAATTGAAGTATTGAACATTTTCAGCTTTAATGAAATGATCTGATGGAGCTGATTCGTCGTCACCTCTATCCCACCATCCACCGAACTGTTCAATGACTATAGGATCATGATCTCTCAATCCCGGCATTAGTATCCCCCTCTCGACTTATAGCCAGCTCTGAAGGGCCGATGTCGAGTCATAATCTGTTGTCTTCCCTTGTTATTTATTCCAGTTAGTCGTTCTAATGCCTTCTCTGCTTGATCCTCTAGTATTCCTGCCCTAGTTTGATTCTCTCCGATGAACATTGAACACAAGGCAGCAGTTTTGTATGAGAGGAATGACCGCGCGTTAATAGTTCCAATTATTGAATTTTCATCTATTGCCTGAGATATAGCTTGACGAACATACCTCAATTGAACTTCTCTAGCTGCAAGAGCACCATTTGGATTGAATTTAATAGCTTGATCTTCCCACACCCAGAACAGGAGTGATTGATTAGGAGGAAATGCTTGAAGAAAGTCTCTACGTCCAAGTGGAAGGAATGGATCTTGACTTCCTGATTGTCTTTCACCAATTTGTTGTATTTCCACTAGATCAATTGGATACTTTGGAGTTCCAACTGTATCAGCAGATACTATCTTATTAGTTCCAAGAGGAACCGTTATCACGGCGGAAGTTTGATTAGTTGGTGAAGAGTTAGATTCCTCTAAACTCTCCACCAGCTCATCAATTGCCATGTTTAGATAAGCTAGTTGAGCGTCGTAGGTGTAATCTGTCCTATCTGGATCATTCATCAATGCTGCACTGCGGTCCATCACTTCAGCCGCAGTTAAGGAAGTGGTGGACATTCTTTCTCCTCTTTAGTCAGATTAAGCGAGAGTTACAGCGTAATTACCAGCCGTAATTGCAATGGTGATTGTAGTAACACCATTGATATCGAATTCCCTCACGTTAGTTCCCGTGATTGGATCAGTATAGATCTGAATCGTTTTATCGAGTAGATCCATATCTACACGCGTCACATTCGGAATGACTCCAGCAGTCACTACACGTCCTGGACCTGTTGGCGCCGTAACTGTTACCTGATGTGGCATCTGTCTCTCCTAATCCAAGTGAAGTAATGTCCACCCCATAGAAACACGCGAATGAAACTTCGTGTCTTATGGATCTTCATGTTACTTAGCGAAGGTCAGATTGAGCTGTTTAGCCATTTCCGGATCTACAATGGCTTTGCACGTCTGACAGATTGGGAATGATGGATTCCTCAGTGAACCACATGCGACACATCGCACGAGTTCCATCGTCTGAACGTCTCCCAACCATGGTTTATTCGAGATATTCAGTTCCTGACACGCAAGTCGCGCATCACTTGAAATAGAGAGCGGATTTCCATTACTCCTACTCCACAAGATGTCAGCAATACGAATCAACTCTGAAAACCACTTCTTCTGTTTCGTCTGAGCTTCCAAGAGAAGTAATGGATGTTCTTTCTTCAGATCCTTAGCTGTCCATTCACCATGAATATAAAACAATCCAGGCTGTTGATCGGCCATATTACATGCGAGAATGCCATTACAGTAATCACGCACCACCGAATCAGCGATTTGGATACTAGAGACTGGAATTTCGAGTAGTGGCTGATTCTCATCTACTTCTCTCCACCAACTCGATGGTCCCACTACTAATACACTTGGAGAATCGAAGGTTCCACTCGGTATTTCAAAAAAACCAGGCTGAATCGTAGCTTTCCTTTCAGAAATACGCTTAGGAAGAATCGAAACAATAGTCGATTTATCCATCGGATTGACAGCAGCCCGAATAGTGCGACGATTCGGATTAGTGATTGTTGGAAATTCACCCACTTGACTCATCTCTTACTCCCATTCAGTGAACTTTTTTGTCTGAATCGTAATTAGAAGGCACTACGATTCCTTCTCTGTATCGTAATGCATCTCCTGTTTCCGTCTCATCTCCGAACAGTTCATCACTTATTTCCTTGATTCTCTGTTCCTTTCCCTCTGCTGTAGTGTTTTTCTCTGAATCGACATATTTCTTTAGTGTCGATTTACCCAAAGCCGCGTAAAGAGTATCAATTATGAACTTCGTAGCATTCCAGATGGGAGCTATTGGTAAGCCATCAGGCCCACGATACGCCCAAATTGGTTCATAACTTAACTTACTAGCAGGAAGTGATGGTTGATCTATATCAGGAATCAAGACTAGTCGTTCCAAAACATATAAATCCTTCAAATATGGGTATTTCTTGACTTCCATTATCGTAGCTTCAAGTAATTGAATACCTGAATCAGTAATATCAACTAGTCTTATTTCAGTCTGTTCATTAGCCCACACTATTCTGAAAATAGGTAATCCAAGGACTACATCAGTCCCAAAGTGTTCGATTAGTCGTTTGTTTAATGTTTCAATTGTTTCCATAAAAATCTCCCCCTAGACATGGTGTTCTAGGGGGAGTCCTCACCACACTTACACGCCGGAGTTGATCACCCATTTCTGGAGTGACTTCACATACACAAGGAACACAGCACGATTCACGGCAGCAGCGATGCCGACGAGAATATTACCTGATGTTCCAAGAGTTAGACCAGTAGTGGGAACCAATACAAGGAACCCACTGAAACCACCACCGAAGTTCGGAGTGATAGTATTGATCTGAACTGCACCAGTGACTACAACAATGTCTGTCTTCGCATTGATTGTAGCCGCTGATGCTACAGTACTCTCACTCAACTTACTCGCTGTACCTGGAATCATCTCTCCTCCTCCAACCTCTGATCAGTTCGACCAGATGAGATGAATTAACTACTACCCAACAGGAACGTATTTCTGAATATTGGGGTTGTAGACAAGCAACATAACCTGACCGACTACTGATGCCGTAGCCGTAAGAATGTTGCCTGTAGCGAGAACTCCACCAGTGCCTGCGAACTGAAGTGCAAGCATGTGCGCGTGCTGAACAGGAGGAGTAATCGTAGCGATTCCCACGTTACCCGTCAGAACCGTGAGAAATGTAGTAGGTGCGATGGTAGCTGCACTTGCTACAGTTCCGGGTGCTGAGTTATTCGATGGGTTGATTGCAGCCCAATCGGATGCTGTCAGTGGCATGATTTTCTCTATCCTTTCTGACTATTAGTAGCCGACAGGGACAGCAAGGTTATCGATGTATGAGCACGCAGCAGGATTCGACACGAATGTCTGCATACCCACAACCATGTAGAAGATTTCCGCGGCAGCGACTCCACCACTGGCTCCACGGATCTCGAAGATCTTCCTTCCATCAGTAGTATAGAATCCGATGGGAAGAATCTCAGCACGGCCCCACACTTCATCGACAATGAAGTCAATGCGTGTTTTGTCCCAGTTGAAGGAAGGCTTCACACCAGCTCCTGCCAACTGCATGTTAGAACCAAAATACATGTTCAGCCCTTCTTCCTTGGCTGTCTTCTGTATGATGGAAACCAACTGACCGATTTCCTCATATGCCTGCATCTGACACGGATGCAACCACGCTGTTGGATTGAAATTGTGTTCCATTCCAACACGATTACCAATCTTATTCATCGCCAACCGCGGCAATGGAAGTGTCAATGCTGCCGAACCTGCATTCACACGATTGGCTCGAATCTCTGGAGTGGTGCTACGTGAGAATCCCAACCATGTTCCAGTGGATGCATTGGAATGATGGTATGGAACACCATACAGTGCAGGAAGTGATGCTGGAGCAGAGATACCAGCAGTCACAATCTTATCAGTAGGAGCCACCGCAGCAATCTGTGGAGTGATGGAGATGGTCTTATTCTCCACATCATACTGAGTGATGGTACCACTACCACGATTGATTGCGAGTGCTGCATCCCAGACTTGAACAGTCTGACCGAAACGCATCAATCGGGCACCAAATCCATCAGTAGTGAGGGTGATTACATTTGAACCACCTGCCGGCGTATCAGTAGTGACTACACCAATCACACCATCACCAGTCTGCATCATCTGAGATTCAAGCTGACGCCTCATCTCATCCAATGCAGTAGCTGTCAAACGACGAACAGAATTGATGATAGCCTTACGAGCATCATCAGTAGCCCACTGAGTCAACTTGGTGTACTCAATGTTTTCACTCAGGAAAACACAGTTGAGAACAGCCTTATCGAACGTAGGCCCACCACCTCGACCCAGATCTCCACCATCTGGATTGAAGTATTGAAAACTTCCACCCGGACGAAGTTCCAACGGAACACGCATTTGACGGTGTGAGATCTTCTCCACATCCCGTTTCTTGATGTTCGCGTAGAACTTATCATCACGTTCAAACAACACGCGAACTTTTGGAATGACCTTTTCCAGTTCGAGTGCTGCGACTTGAGCTTCAACTACAGCCATGTCACTCCTCCACTCTAATCTTTCATCAACACATCTAGTGTTGACATACCTCGTGGAATGTCCTTTGGTGAACGTATTTTTCCACTAGAGTTGGGGGAAGTGGATCTCCCATTCTGTATTGGGCCTCTTTTTTGTGCAGAAGATGCAACAGTAGAAGAATCGGCCTTTTCTTCTACTTCCTCTCGATTACTTCCATTCCGCGAACCGAGTCCCTTCAGAGCATCGTTTCTGGCCTTTTTAATCACTGATGGCAACAGTGTCTTTGCTTTGCTCAGATACGCGGACTTGATTCGATCAGTCGATTCCTTGTCAAATCCACTCTGGAATGCTTTCTCCCAGAGTCTATCCAACAGTCCTCTGAATCTCGTGTCTTTCTGCATCAGCCCCTCAAGAGTATTCAGTGCTTCTTGAGTTGCATGATTCTTCACGTAGTCTGTCATCGATCCTTTAGGATCAAGATGAGCATCTATCGTGGATTTCAGCACATTGTCTGCCTTCGTCTGTAACGAGTCGCGAGTAGTCTCAAACGTACTCATTACACGGGCTTGTTCCTGTTGCTGATATTCCTGTTCTCTCGTCTGTTCTTCTGGTCTGGTCTGTCGGCTCAACTGCTTAGGAGGAGTGAAATTCTGTGAACCAAATACAAATTGATTCAGAATATTCGCAGCTGCCGTTAATGGACTACCCTGCTCTCCTAGCTGTCTACCTTCCCTGACCATCGTGATGATAGTGTCCTTGATGACATTACCAAGCACATGATAGTAAGCCTGCTCATCGACTCTCTTCAGTGTAGGAAGATAATTATCAGCGATCTTCAGGAATGCATCGTTGTCTTCACTCTTAACAGCCTGAAGGACTACACCGATATCTCCTTGCATTACCTGAACATCGAGTTGATCTAAGTATCGAGCCTTCTCTGAACTGACCTTAGCATCTTGAATAGTTGGAAATACTTCCGTGAACTGTTGCTCACGATAGTATGCCTTCTCAAGATACGGAAAGTCCTTGAATAGTTTCGGATATTTTGCAAGAATCTCTTTCCTACGAACTGGAGTCATTAACTCCAGATCTTCCTCTGATGGACCCTCTAATTCCTCTTCAATTTCCTTTAATTCATCTGTCTCTACTTCTTCTGACTCATCTTCATCTTCTTCATCAGTTCCAAGTTCCTTAGGCTTTTTGACAGGAAGATCAAGTATTTCCTCCGGTTCTTCCTCAGTATTCAGAAGTTCAAATGTCTCATTAGTCTCATCTCCTGCATTTCCAGAGGAGTCATCGGGACTATACAGATTATTGAACAGTCGGTGCATTTTGTTCTCCCTTTAGAGGCTTCCCTGAGTTATTCTTAGGGGGTTTAGCCGGTGGTGCTTCACCACCTTGTGGTTGCATCATTCCTTGTGCTTGCATCTGTTGTTGCATCTGTTCCATCTGTTGCTGCATAATTGTGTCCTTATGCATCTTCATATGGAGCAGAACATTCTTATATCCGTCTGGATTCTCTGACTTACACAGTCTACCTGCATCACTCACAAGCCACCGACGGCAAATATCAGATTCAATCTCATGATTGTCAACATCTGGATCTACCTCTATACTCGGCAACTCTTGTGGAGGCGGAGGAGGTTGGCCCATTTGTTGTGCTTGCATAGCCATCATTGGATCTGGTGGCATGATGATGGGTTCAGAGTTAATTAAGAGTTGAATCTCCTCATACTGTTTTTGGCGGTCATCTTCACCTGGAATTATATAATCATTTAATCCAATGACCTTCTTGATGTATGGGAGATTCTCTGGACTTGCAAGAGTTGCCATGATTTCTTCGTTGTTCATCTCAAACAACTGCATGATGGCATCCTTCTGCTGATTCCATGTAATTGGAAGATTCTCATTAGCTTCCAATTCTACATTACCAATCTTTCCTTCCATTTCTGACTTACGAATGAAGACATTGATGAAATTTCCGAACTCATCTTTCTTTACTTGCTTCTCGTCTTCCTGAACTTCCTTCATATACATGGGAATGACTTTGCCGAATACATCTTTCCACCACAAAGTCAACATCTTCCATGTAGTCTGGAGTCTCTGGAGAGCCTGTGCCCTACTCATCGAGTACTCACTTGCAGTACGAGAGCCGGACATCTGTCCACCGAACAAACTAGGTAAGGCCCCTGAGACTATCTGTCCCATCTGCTGGATTTTCTCCGCAAACGGAAGAACTTCTTGCGACAATGTAGCCGTCTTAACCTCATAAAATCCTTCGGCAAGCGGCTTCCCAGATTTAGGGGTCGCGGGATAAATGCTACCAGGTGCAACTTCTGAATTACGATACGCATTAAAATTTAAGACTTTCGGATCAGCAAACGTCTGTGGAATTCCATGTTCAATAGTCTGAAGTGTGAGAGAGATGAGATCGTTGGTAATATCTTGAACCGAAGTAAGGAGTAGACCGAGAGGATCGAAATGAATGTAATCGGATAGAGGATTATGAGTGATTGTCCAACAATCGTCAAGTGCTTCGTTCTCTGCATGACAGACCTGATCATTGACAACACAAACCTTCACTCCATCAGGATAATCTTTTTTCAGTTCTTTTATGATTTCGACATCTTCCAAGACTTCATACGCGCATGGACGAAGCCAACAATTACGGACAGTAACATTATTAACTGGATGCTCGCCGCGATACTGCGGTGACGTTCGGCCCCACTGCTCGTATAGATCGTACGTCGCTCCACCACGTTGTATCTTATCACGTAGTTCTGGATATTGTGAAAGGACATTAGCGAAATGAGTTTCATATGAGTAGATCAGATACGAACATTCCTTCTGATTCCGTGCCCACACTGGAACTTTAACGAATAGACCGCCATAGACTTCCATGCAAATACGCGACTTCGGATGTTTAGTGACTCCGACCATGCGCGTAATAGTAACTGTCTTTGATTGAATTTCTGGGAGGATAGTTGCTTGACACTGAGGACAAACTTCCTTAAGTTCTTCAAGCATTTCATTCATTCCGACGGATTCATCATCTGGCATGAATGAATCTTCCTGACCTTCCAGTATTCCATCAATCATTTCACTCTGATCTTGCAGTGAAGGTTCTGGAAGGATAGGATTTCCCATTTCATCAGTCTGATTCATTCCACCAGTTTGATCTGGTGCCATTTCATCAGACATCTCAGCTCCACAATTAGGACAAATTCCTATATTGTGCAACTCATCAGTCTCTTCGTACTTCTTTTTCTCATATGTTCCGTACTCCTCATCCTCTTTAGGATAGGAATACATCGCAATCATTCCTTCGGTGCAATGAATGAACAGAGAGTGAAGCCAAAGAAGAGGAGCATTGTTATGTTTGAAAACCAGTTCAGCGATCTTATCTCCTGCCTTAGCTGTGGCAATATCTAATGGATTATCAGCATCATCCGGATAGCAGGTAACAGGAGGCACAGTAACAGACAGAGCAGCAATAATAGATTCGAGATAGGCACGATAGACATTGACTGGTTTGTCGTAGTATCCTTGATCAGAATCTTCACCAGCTCTTTGATTCTCTGGAATCCGCCAATCATGAGCTACCTCGGAGTAATAAGTGTGCTGAATATTTTCCCACAATAGTTTCAATCGACGCCATTGTTTGATCTGACGATCACGCACACCTCGATCTTCATCATCGAAATGATCGACAATGAATTTAAGAGATGCCTTTCGATCGTCGCTTAGTTCTTTTTCCATTTTTAGTACGCGTACGATGGATTAGCCATCTTCCGACCACGATTGATTGCATCCATCATATTTGGTCTTGGCACTGCTCCACCAACTGATGGGGCTTGAATTGATGGAATATTTGATGGACCAATTCCTCCACCTTGTGGATTCCCTCCACCTTGACCTTGTGGAATATTACTCAATCCCTGACTAGCAAGATTCAATATATTCCCAAGTTTTCCAGTGCCCTGTGCTCCACCTAGCATA